TTCGGCAGGGGTTTTTGCTGGTAAGTTGGAAAAAAGAACACTGGAAAGCATTGTGAATGATATTCTTGAGGAGAAAGATCATGTCTAATCAATCCGCAAAGGAGTAAAGATATGGAAAAGTTAATCGGCTCTGGCTTTGGCTCTGGCTATGGCTATATCCACTTAGGGGGTTGACTCCCTGCTCAGCTATATATTAGATCAACGAATTTTTTAAAATGGAGGTTTAATAATGTCATTTCCCGAACTCAACGACGTGCCTGTGGCAGCTAAAATTTTAGGAATCAAAGAATCGACAATCAGGGCGTGGGTACACTTCAGGCGAATCGAACACATTAAAATCGGACGTCGAGTAAAAATACCAGGGGCCGAGATTCAGAGGATTATTGACGAAGGTAGGCAGCCAAGGCGACTTGTTTAGAATGTCAGGGGCATTGTAAATGTGCCAGGAACCGGGACACCATTGTTTAGGCCAGAGCATGGTGAAGAGCATAAGGAGAAATAGTATGGAAAAAGAACAAGAGTGGCTACCAATAGGTAAGTTTGATGCAATCAGAGTGTCGGAGTATAACAGCAAATTCTCTGCTCAGAAAGGGAAGATTGGGAAAGAAAAGACTGCTCCTGCCTGGGCGATTGCTACCCAGTGGGATGACAGCCTGAAGAAATTTGTCCCAAAACAGAAAGACGATGGCGGGTATCTTTATTTACCTGTTCAGGTTCCGTTGGGCGATTGTCAAGCACAGGCGATTGATGCAATAAAACAACTATATTTCCAGGTTGCTGGTAAGCCTATTGATGCTGATGAAGAACAACCACAACGGCCTTATGATGGGCCTCCTGAACCACCTGTGGAAGAGGCTGTGCCCTTCTGATATGGATATATTGAGCAACTATGCCAAATATCGCGGAAAATGTAAGGAAATGGTAGATGATCTTTGTTCTAAAGATTCGACACTAACGCCAGTAAGGGGGCATTATTATTGTTGGTGTTTTGGGAAACAGGCTCATTGGTGGGCTACTAAGCCAGACGGAACCATAGTAGATCCTACTGTTAACCAATTTCCAAAACCCCACATTGGAGAGTATGTGCCTTTTAATGGAATAATTGAATGCGACCAATGCCAAAAATTAGTGCATGAACATGATGCCAGTTTTTATGGTAGATATGCTTTCTGTTCAAGCCATTGCCAACTTCAATTTTTAGGTGTGACGAATTGAAGATATGAAAAATATGCCGAGATCACTATTTTAGTTTTTGCATATAATCTAAAATAATAGTCGTGGCTATTTTAATTTCAGCCATTCTTCGGCGTGGTGGGACACGCAGCCTGTCGATGTAATTTCCATAGCCAGCGCATTTTTTGGCATCTCGAAGGTTGAGATCACTCGTGTATATGGATTCCTGGTTGGGTATGGCGCTCACTCATAATTCCAGGTTTGACGACGCAGAAACCCGGTTCAAATCCGGGGGGAATGGCTACTTAATTATGATTAACAACTTTTGTGCCTGTGGCGGAATAGGTAAACGCAGGTAAGGACCTTATGGATACATTAGCAAACGCACCCAAACAACGCCCCAAACAAGATCGAACAATATCTGGTATCTCCAGAGGCGTAACAATATGGGATAGCGTAGAGAGAAACATGGCCCTGGTCATGAGTTCCCGAAAGCGCAAATAAACAATCGTGAGTAGGCAACTTGAGAACATATCATGTTTGAACGTGCTAATGCTTAAAAAGCCATTATGCGGGGTGCAAATCCTCGCCAGGCACAAATATTATTATGCGGTAGCTGTCGTTCTCTGGTTTTTATTGTTTGGGGGAGTGAAGAATGGATGTAAAACAAAATTATCAAGCTTTTTTACTAGATAAAGTTAACAAAATAGACGAGTCTGGATTTGTTCTCAAAGAGAGTATAAATCCTATGTTATTTGATTTCCAGGCAGATATTGTAAGATGGGCGCTTAGAAAAGGCAAAGCTGCTATTTTCGCCGATTGCGGATTAGGTAAAACATCCATGCAATTAGAATGGGCAAAGTGGGTATGCTCTCATACAAAAGGAGACGTTATTATTTTGGCTCCATTAGCTGTTTCCGAGCAAACAGTGAGAGAGGGATTAAAATTTGGTATTCCCGTTAACATTTGCAAAAGTCAAGAAGACTGGAAATCAGGAATCAATATTACTAATTATGAAAAAATGGATAAATTTGATCCTTCTATACCTGTAGGGATTGTTTTAGATGAATCGTCTATTTTAAAATCCTATTCTGGTAAAATCAGAAACAATATCATCAGTAAATTTGCCAATACTCCATATAAATTAGCATGTACGGCAACCCCTTCTCCAAATGATTATATGGAACTTGGGAATCATGCAGAATTTTTAAATATTATGAGCCGGTCTGAAATGCTCGCTATGTATTTTATCCATGATGGTAGCAATACCTCAAAATGGAGATTAAAGGGACACGTAAAGAATAATTTGTTTTGGAGATGGATGTGCCAATGGGCTATCATGATAACGAAACCGAGCGATCTCGGATATGATGATGGTGATTTTCTTCTACCGTCCCTAAATATTCATGAGCATTTTATAAAAACAAAGCCTCAAGATGGGCTGTTGTTCGTTAGCGAAGTTACCGACTTGATGGACCGAAGAAGAGCCAGAAAAGCATCAATAAATGAAAGAGTGTCTTTAGCCAATGAATTGATCGAAGGGTCTGATAAAAATCAATGGCTTGTTTGGTGCAATTTAAATGAAGAAAGCGATAAGCTTAAAAAAACTATTCAAGATTCAACCGAAGTAAAGGGTAGTGATAGTATCGAGCATAAAGAAAAGTCTCTCGTAAATTTTGCTGATAATAATTTATTTTGTTTAGTGAGCAAGACATCAATAGCCGGATTCGGAATGAATTTTCAGTCCTGTTCTAATATGGTTTTTGTAGGATTGTCTGATAGCTATGAGAGCATATATCAGGCAATACGTAGATGTTGGAGGTTTGGACAAAAGAATAAAGTAAATGTGCATATAGTTTTGTCCGACAGAGAAGGAAGCATACTGAATAACATTAAAAGAAAGGAAAAGGATCATAAATCTATGATTGAAAATATGGTAAAAAATATGTCTCATATTACCAAAATTGAGCTTAATAAAGATAAAAAACTTGTTCCTGTGCATAAAACTGTAAAACAAGAAGGCAAAAACTGGACCCTATATCATGGGGATTGTGTAGATATAGCCAGAAAAACTAAGTCCAATTCTATAGATTATACTGTTTTCTCGCCGCCGTTTGCATCTCTTTATACGTATTCTGATTCTAATAGAGACATGGGAAACAGCAAATCAAATGAAGAATTTATGACACATTTTAATTTCTTAATTAAAGAGATGTATCGTACCACCAGAAACGGCCGGCTGGTTTCAATACATTGTATGGATATACCAGCCATGAAAGAAAGAGATGGATATATCGGTTTAAAAGACTTCTCTGGTGATCTAATTAAAAATATGCAAAATGAGGGGTTTGTTTATCATAGTAGAGTAACTATATGGAAAGATCCTCTAATCGAGGCAACAAGAACTAAATCGATTGGATTGATGCACAAGCAGATAATGAAAGATAGCTCAAGGTGCAGGCAGGGATTACCTGATTATGTGATTACATTTATGAAGCCAGGAGAAAACGATAATATGATAAGCCATCCTGATGGTTTTACTAAATTTATTGGAATTGATGAGCCTGCAGTAAAAGGTATTAAATATAGCCACCATGTATGGAGAAAATACGCAAGTCCAGTGTGGATGGATATTAACCAATCAAATACCATGAACAAAGCATTGGCACGAGAGAGTAATGATGAGAGGCATATAGCTCCTTTGCAACTAGATGTGATAGCAAGGTGTATTGAATTATGGAGCAATCCAAACGATTTAGTTTGTTCTTGGTTCGCCGGAATAGGATCAGAAGGATACCAAGCTCTAAAAATGGAAAGAAGATTTATTGGTTCTGAATTGAAAAAAAGCTATTTTGATATAGCAGTAAATAATCTTAAAAATGCTGTTAATGTTAATCAAATGACTTTATTTTAAAGAGGATTTATGAAGAAAATATATCTAGCATCCCCATATTATCACAAAGACCCAAAGGTCAGAGAATCCCGATTTATTGCTGCGTGTAAAAAAGCTGGCGAATTAATGAACCAAGGCTATTTCATTTATTGCCCGATAGCACACAGTCATCCGATAGCTGTTCAGTGTGAGCTTCCAAAGGATTGGAGTTTTTGGGAGCGATACGACACTGAATATATTAAGTGGGTTGACGAATTATGGGTTGTTATGATGCCAGGATGGGACCAATCAACAGGCATTAAAGCTGAGGTTAGAATAGCGGAAAAGATAGGTAAACCGGTTAGATTTATTGATGTTTCACCCCTTGCGGTTTGACGCGAAACGTGGTATTAAGAATGTATGCTCATTAAAATACGATACTCTTCTTATAAACCTAAAAATTAAATGTACCAGGTCCGTGTTGTGCCGTGAGGCCCGGAATCTCCTTTATCGTATTGAGATGAGCAGCCTGGTGCTTTTTTATTTGAGGTTGCCATGATAAAACCTATTGAAACGTCCTATGGGGGGCATCTTTTTAGATCACGGCTTGAAGCAAGATGGGCCGTATTTTTTGACAAACTTGGCATAAAATGGGAGTACGAAAAAGAGGGATATAATTTTGGCAGAGGTATTAAGTATTTGCCTGATTTTTGGTTGCCTGAGATTTTCTTGCAGGATGCTACCAAGATATGAGTTGACGTTGGGTATGCTCTCCAAAGTATTTATGGTTGGGAAAAAATGCTTGAAATAGTAGACGGTATCGATGGGATAGTTGCAAAAATAGAAGATAGCCCTGGGGTTTGGTTAGAAATAAAAGGGCTTAGATCAACATATGATGAAAGCATAAAATGTTTCTTACTAGGTGTTTTTACGAAACGTCCAGTGCTACTTGCTGTCGGCCTCCCTAATCATGAAATATTTCAAGAATACCCCCCATGGAACAACAATATGTTTTTTTACAAATGTTATGAATGCGGAAACATTAAAATTGATTCTTCCGACGGTGATAGTTTTTTATGTTCAGACTGTAACGGTACATCAGACAAAAAACACCCTAATATTCTTTCTGCTATAGAAATGGCTCAAAAAGCACGTTTCGAGCATAGACAAACAGGATAGGGCTTGTGGATAATATAGAAGACGCTGCCGCAGAATATCTTGACCTCGGATTTAGCATTATTCCTATCGTAAAAGGGACCAAAGAACCACCATACAATTTTAAATGGGCCGAATATCAACAAAGGCAGCCTACCACAGAAGAAGTTGAGCAATGGTTTAAACAATGGCCCGATTCTCAGATTGCTTTAGTAACAGGCATGGTTTCTGGAGTAGGTGTCATTGATGCAGATGGTCCCGAAGGTATCAAATGGATAAAGAATAATCTTCCTGCGACTCCTGTTTATCAAAAAACAGGTAAAGGGTGGCACGCTTTTTATCATTTAACACGTCTGGTTGGGAACAAAGTTAAGTTTTTACCAGAACTCGACGTGAGAGGTCAGGGAGGCTATGTAATTATAGCACCATCCATACATCCAAGCGGAAAGCAATATGAGCTCATATTCCCAATAGACGGCCAGGGATGGGAAGACCTTACTGAATTTCCTTATGATGCTATTCAGCCTCAAACCAAAGATCCTATCACTTTGCAACCGGTTGATGAAGGTGAACGCAACGATACTTTAGCCAAAATAGTAGGCAAATATATTACTAAAAATTTATCTTTTGAAGAGATATCAAATTTATGTACAGGTTGGAATTTAAGCTGCATTAATCCACTAGGCCAAAAAGAACTTGAAACTACCGTTACCTCAATTTTCAAAACACATTATCGAAATCATCCGCTTGATTATTTTATCCCAGAAGATGAACTGTCAAGCAAGTCAAGCAAGTCAAGCGACTCAAGCAAGTCATGCATACTCAAGCAGAATCAAGCAAAGTCAAGCATTGATCAATCGTTTGGGATCAACAAAGAAGACCTGAAAAAGAGTTCAAGGGACCTAAACCAAGAGATAAGACTATGGATACTCGAACAAACTGGAATCATTAAGAATTTTGACATAGATCAGGAGTTTTGCCTAAGATCACGTCAAGAAAAAAATGCACGGTCTTCTCAGCTTAACTACTTGAAAAAACACGGTAAAGTAGCTCCGGTTAAGGATAAGGTGGGGACCTGGCGTATTTTAGCAAACGATTTGATCCGTCAAAACCCTCTTTCAATTAAAGCAAAACCGTACAAAATACCAATGCCATTAGGTACTTATGAGTTAGTAGACATTTATCCAAAGAATATAATTATCATAGCAGGCGCCCCTAATTCAGGTAAAACCAGTTTTGCCCTAAATTTTGCTTTTTTTTGTGCCTTGCTTGACAGTCAAGCGGCTAAGACCCTATATAAATATGTTTTATCTAATAATAAGGAAGGTCAAGCAGAGGGCTTGCTTGACATGCCAGAGTTTTTTATCCCCAATGGTCCAATAAGATATTTTAATAGCGAAATGGATGAAACTGAGTTGAGTAAAAGGATAAGCGTTTTTCCTGAATCAGATGAATGGACTAAAAATGTTGAGTTTTATGAACGGTCCTCAAATTTTCAGGACGTAATTGATCCAAATGGAATTAATATAATTGATTACCTTTCGATATTGGATAATTTTTGGGAAGTTGGAAAACCCATTCAAGAAATTCATGAAATTCTTAAAAAGGGAATTGCTGTTATTTGTCTTCAGAAAAAACCAGGAGCAGAATTTGCTAAAGGTGGAGCGGTTACACTGGAGGTTCCCCGTCTAGTAATTAATATGGACAACAATTCTCCATTCGGCGGTGTTGCCAAAATTGCTAAAGCAAAGGCCTGGGCTACAAAGAATAACCCGAATGGATTGGAGCGAGACTATAAAATAGTTGATAGTTGGAAAATTGTACCTGCCTCTGATTGGCGTTACGTGACAGAAAAAGAACGTCTTAAAGTTAATGCTGACTATAAAGCTGAAAAGGCCCAAAAAAAAGAATACGTATACGAATTTAGATTAGAAGATGGCTCCCTTGCAGGGTTAAATTATGGGGATAGGCAGGAATGGATTAAAACTTATCCAAACGTTAATATTGATTTTGAGCTTACCAATTTGAAAAAGAAGCTTGAATTTAGGTCATGGCTTAAACGCAAGAACTGGTTTTTCCAGGTATCAGCATATTTGAAACAGGAACAGTTGAAGACGTCACAAACAACAATAGGGGAATCCGGCTAATGGAACACATATCCAAAATAATTCCAGGCGTTCTGCAGGACGCAGTTTCGAAACAGGAGATAAAAAATTATGGATCATAAAGAACTGGTAAAACGGGCCGTTTCTTGGCTGAAAAATAATCAACGATGCACGATGCAAGTGTGCCATAAGATCAAATATAAGACTGCTCACGGTATGCTGACAAGGTCCGAAGGGGCAAAAGGGTAGATAGGGGTGTCTGAGAACCTTGAACGTCATAGAAGGCAAAACAGAGAGTAAATACATGGGGAAAACAAATCATATCTGTCCACTGTGTAAAAAAGAAATGCTCCTGGCGCAAACCACTAAAATGATAACTTTTCGGGAAGAAAAATTGACTATCCAATTTTACGAGTATTTTTGCGTAGATTGCAATCTTCATATTGGCACAATCGAACAAACTGCGGCTGTCCAGGCGGCTATAGCTAATAATTACCTAGAGGAAATATTGAAAAAAGGTGGGCGAATAGTTTGGCAAGAGAATTCCTGGAATTTGTTTGATTTTGATGGTGAGGGGCTAGCTTTGGGTGATACTATCCAGGATATGTTGGTCAGCCTGGGTGATTCAGCTGGACTGAAATAGTTGCAGGGCCTCCGAGAGTGAGAGGCCCTTTTTTTATTTCTTTTTCAGTTCTGCCAACATTTTATTTTTGCAATCTTCGCAAATTCCATGTGATCATTGAACCGTTGAATATCTAATAATTTGTTTGCACCATGCGCAGATTACAGGGTATTGGTGTTGGAAATCAATATACGTGGTAGATTCCATGCTGCAAATCCTCCATTAATCCAGATATGTAGGGTGCTATCTGTCCTTCGAGCGCTTTTTTCTTTTCCGGGCTAATATTTTCCGGCGGTTTGACATATTTTCCAGCGGCCATGATCTTGATCTTTTTTTCCATTCTTTGTGATATGGGGCCTGTACCATTTCTGAGGTGCGAGATCCAGTTAGCCGTTACCCCCAGTTGAGCGGCGAGATAATGGATACTCCACTTGTACCGGCTGCAATAGCTGCGTAATTGTAGGGCGGTCATGGTGTTTCCTCCGCTTTGATCCGTTTCATTGCAT